TGGTCGTTCGTTTTCAAGAGCGAATCTCGGTGAGGTAAGAGATACGATTATGGAGCTAACCCTCGCCATCCAACAAGCGACTGGCACTAGGGTTCGCACAACCTACGCAAATTTCGGCTCGTGAAAAAAGCCTCCCTCAATCTGATCGACAAGGCGATTGCCTTTGTTAATCCGCAGGGTGCAGTTGATAGGCTTGTTGCTCGTCAAAGGATTAAGAACTTCGAGTATGACGCAGTAAAGTATTCAAGGCAACGCAAGGGGCCGAGCCAGTTGTCGGGTGCGGAAGATTATCGCTCCAACTATGACCGAGTGGAGCTAATGAAAAGGGCGAGGGACTTGGCAGAGAATGTTGGCCTTGTTCGTTCCATCCTAATGAAGTTCGCCAGCCATACCGCCGCCAACATTTCCTACCAAGCCAGAACCGAGAACCCCGAAGTTAATACCGATGTAGAGATGTATTGGGCAGAGTGGTTCGATAAATGCGACATCTCCACAAGGCATACTGGCTCAACACTTATGCAAGTGGCGATGATGTCTATGTTGCGAGATGGCGATTTTCTTTTTGTCCTAGTCCGTGATTCTGATGGCAATCTAAAAATACAAGGCATTGAAGGTGATAGACTTGGCGATCCTTTCAAGGTCTACACTAGCTCGGAGTTAATTGGCGGAATCCATATCGATCAACGAACCGGATCACCAACAGCCTACGACATTTATAGCCGAAGCATTGGCGATATGTACACCTACCAAGCAACGATTCCTGCAAGCCAAGGCTTTCATTTATTCGACCCGCTTCGCATCGACCAATACCGAGGAATCTCCGCTTTCCATACCGCAATCAATGACGCAACGGATATTCACGAAATCGTAGGTTTCGAGAAGATGTCGGCAAAGGTTGCTTCTAGCCAGAGTGCAATCATAAAGCGGAACAACAACAATGCTTCCGATCTATCCTCCCTCACAAACGATCAAGACATTAACGGAAGCCCAATCAAACTAGAAGCGATTGAGTCTGGTAAAATCTCTTACCTAGAACCGGGTGAGGACATCGTGTTCCCCGATGGGCCGAGTCGTCCCTCTGGTGCATTCGCAGAGTTCCACAAGATTCTATTGAGGAACATTTGCTTGGGTGTGGGCATCCCTTACAGCTTCGCAGTAGACCCTTCTGCTATGAGTGGCCCGACCGCCCGCCTTGAGATGCAACAAGCAGGGCGAACCTTCCGCAGATACCAGAAGCTACTAGATGATAAAGTTCTCCGACCAATTAAGAACATCGTAATTGCCGATGGAGTCGCAAGGGGATTGATTGAGAGGAATGTTGGGACAAGAACAACTAGGGGCATCTTTAATTTTGGTGCGAATGTCTCCATAGATTTAGGTAGAGAATCACAAGCCAATTTGGCAGAGTTCCGAGCAGGCCTAATGACCGCTTCTCAAATTTACTCGGAGAGAGGCCTCGATTTTGAAAGCTCTATGAGGCAAAGGGCGATTGAGGCTAAACTAATTAAAGATTTGTCCGAGAAGTACGGCGTAGACCCAGAGACGATTTCCGATATTGTTCCACCAAAACCCACCCAGACCAAACCCGAAGCACCCTCGGTTAATCCAGTTATCCCAGCAAAGGACAGCCCAGCAAAGGACAGCCCAGAAAGTGATGAGGACATAGGGGGTGACCAAAAACCAATTCCAGAAGATCCGATTGAACCATCGTCAGAAGAATTGCAAAAAGAAGATAGAGAAATTGAACTGCCAATAGATGAATCAGAAGTAGAATTACCTACTCAAAAAAAAAGTAAAGAGCTAGAGGATTGCGGAACTGGGGCAGGGGGTTTTAAGCCGGGCAATACTTGTTCTGGCGGTGGCGATGGTGGGGAAGCAAGCACAACCAAATCATCAATTAAAAATGCAAAGATTGAGATTGCACCAGAAGTTCTGCCCGGTCAAAAATGGGGAGATAATGGGCAGGAATTTACAGATGATGGAAGAGGGGTCAGAGCAAAAATAGGAGAATTTACAATAACTGATGCCGAGGGGCCGCTACAAAAAGGAGCACCGGGAGCAGTAAAAAGATTGGGAAAGAAAACCAAAGCAGACCTAGAAAAAGCATTGTCTGACCCAGAGACAGTTGATGCTATGCGAGCCGCTGGAATAAATAATATAGAGGTTAGGGGTACATCAAAAACTCCAAATGGCTTCACATATTATGGAGCACACAATAAAAACAATCTTATTATTCATACCAAAACATCAGAAACCATAGCCGCTTCAAACGATGAATATAGAGTCAAACACGGTTTTAATAGGCTGATAAATCACGAAATAGGACACGGAATATGGGATGGCGCAAAGGATGAAACTAAAGGAAACTTTGCTCAAGCAATCAAGGCAAATCCAAAGGTAATCGAAGAAGTTGCCAAACGAACAAGAACAAAATACTCGATAGGTGAGGTATGGGATGAAACAACCGCAGATCGCACAGTAACAGAAAGTTTTGCCGAACTTAATGGAATGAGAAGATTTGATAAGGAAGGATACTCGAAACTTCCACAAAGCGTTAAAGATTCGATTGAGGCAGTAGAAAAAGAGGCGAAAGAATTGAGGGCTAGTTTGGCTAAAAGGGGCAGAATCGGGCCAGTTAAAAAGACATTCAAAAGCCTAGATTGCGGAACGGGTGCGGGAGGGTTTAAAGAAGGAAATACTTGTGCGGGGGGAGAGGGAGGAGATGAAACAGAGGAAAACACGGGAAGCCAAAAATTTCCACAATACAAAGAAGCAAAAACAAGAGAAGAGGCGGAGGAAATAGGAAGAAGCTATAGCAAGGAAATTAGCTATAGGGGTATGTCTACCGAACACGCAAATATAACCAACAAAGAGATATCTGATTATGTTCGATCAACAAAAGGAGCATTAAGGCTTAAAGAAGTTAAGTCACTAAAATTCAATGGCGTTACATTAAGAATGAGGGAAGGAGCTGTGGCGTCTTATAAAGATTTAACTGGTTTTGATAGTGATGGTGCAATTTATATAAATACAGCAATACTTGGTGATTCCAAGAAGTGGAATGAATATCAAAAAGCAAGCGTGGATGCCGAAAAATTAGTTCGAGCCAAAATAAACACTCTGCCACCAGAAAAAAAACAACTTGCCGAAAAGATGCTTTCCTACAAAAGACAACTTGTAGATGACACACCCCAAGGAATTATAAGACACGAATTGGGTCATCACTTTGATTATAATTTTATAATGAAAAATCATAAAGAAGAAAGGCTTAAAATTCTTGCAAACAAGCCAAAATATGAGAAAAACTTGAGCTATCGTGCATCAGAAAATAACGCAGAATATATAGCAGAATCATATTCAGCCTACAGAAGGCAAGAACCTATAGACCCAGATTTAGAGTCAATCTTCAACAGATATAAAAAATAATGATTACTGAAGATTTTTATAGAGACTTATTTGCTCTTGCTGAAGAACTTGGTTTTAGCCCACCAAGGTTGCCAGACACTCAAGAATCAGATTTGGAGATATTGTCGGGTCTTGGCATAGAAGAACTTAAAATGCTCATCGCTGGAATGATGGGTGGTATTGAGTTAGCAAAATATGATGGGATTGATTTTACCCCACCACAAGGGGCTAGGGATGCCGCCAAAAGAGCCTTGGAGGTTAGGGAGACAAAACCAGCCAGCCAACGAGGAATGACCCCAGTAGGCATCGCTAGGGCTAGAGATTTACAAAATGGGGTCAAGATGTCTCCCGACACAGTTCGCAGAATGAAAGCCTTTTTCGATAGGCACGAAGTGGACAAGAAGGGTGCAACTTGGGACGAACAAGGGAAAGGCTGGCAAGCGTGGAATGGATGGGGTGGAGATGCTGGGTATGCTTGGGCAAGGAAAGTGGTAGGCCAGATGGAGGCGAGAGAAAAAAAAACTGAATTTGTAGCGGGTAGGGATTGTGGACAAGACGATGGGGGAACTTTCGGGCCAGATAACAAGTGTGCAGTAGGTTACGGCAGACCCCCATTTAAGGGAGGCTATACGCCAACTCGACCCGGTGGGAAGTTCCCCAAGGATTACAAGTGGCCGACACCACAAGACGACAAAGGCAAAAAGCCGTCTCCACCAGTTGCAAAACCCGGATTGCCTCCACCGCCACCGCCAAGCGGGAAACCTAAAAAACAAACAGAATCCGAAAAAAGGGTTTCAAAAATAAATGATAAATTTAGGAAAGACGGCATTCAGGCATTGCTTCCAGAAAATCCTAGGAGAGCAGAAGAAATAGAAAAGTCGTATAATAATCTAAAATCAAAGGGCTACGAAATCCCGCCGCCAGATCAAGTATTTACTATGGATTTGAAAAAAAGTTATGGCGGAGATTATGAGGGTGTATATGCAGTTGCAACAAGAAGCAATGCTGGGCAAGAGCAAATGATTTTTAATTCTTCTAAATTCAATAGAGGCGACGATAAAGTTGTTATGGATTTAGAGTCAGATGTAAGAAGAAAGTGGCTTTCAACAACAGATGTATTTGCCCACGAATATGGGCATAATACCCACATAAAAGCCATAGGAGAAAAAAGAGCATCCGAATTGAGGAAGGATACTGGATTTTACGAACATTACTCTTACGGAACAGATAAAAGAGAAAAAACAATACAAACTGTTTCAAAGGTAAGCGAATACGCAAAAACAAACGCATTGGAATTTGTTGCGGAGACATTTGCTGGACACGCAAATGGCAAGAAATATGATAAAGATGTGTATGATTTATACGAATATTATAAGGGGCCGAAACTAAAATGATATTTTCAGAAAAAGATTTTAAGCCAGATCAGTATGATCGGGCTATGGATATATACATTAAGAGTTTATTTAATGGCAAAACCGAGGATATTTCAAAAATAGAAAAAGAGGAACTAGCAGAACCATCTTGTCCAATCGCAACCCAAGACATCAAAACAAATCTAGCCAATAGGCAGACAGCGGTGGACGATGCGAACTACGGCCCAGCCAATCCAAACGAGCCAAACGAGGACTATTGGAAAGCCAAGGCAGACGAGTTCCAAGGCGATGTAGTCACAGCAAAGAAGATGCTTTGTGGTAATTGTGCGGCCTTCGATCAGAGAAGCAAGGTTCTTGGGTGCATTAAGAAGGGGATTGGCGAGGACGCAAACGAGGTCGCTATTGGTGGCGATCTTGGTTACTGCGAGATTTTTGACTTTAAGTGTGCGGCTAAAAGGACTTGTGACGCTTGGATTGTGGGTGGGCCGATTACAGATAAGAAAGAAGAACTAGCCCGACCAGTCTCCCAAACCCCCGCCCCTCCTAAAGAGAGAATCAAAGGCTCAAAGGAAAACCCAGAAGGCACGGCATCCACCCGAAGCAAAGCTGGTGACATAGAGATTTCAGCCGAGAACGAGGAGGCTTTGAAGAACAAGATTTCGGAGTTCAAGGACAAGCATCCCTCAAGGAAAGCCCCTAGCCTTGGAGCATTGAAGAAAGTGTTTCGCAGGGGGGCGGGTGCGTTCTCGACTAGCTTTAGGCCAACGATTACCGGGGGAAAGCCCAACTCAAGGAACGCTTGGGCGATGGCTAGGGTGAACAAGTTTCTCAAGATGGCTGGTGGGGGTGAGGTAAAAGACTCCTACCGCAAGGCAGACGGCGATCTCCTTTGACATAATCTAGGCATTTATGCCTCTACCACTACCCTCCGCAGACGAATCAGAGCAAGACTTTGTTTCCCGATTTATGGGTGACGAGCAAGCTGTCAGCGACTTTCCAGACGAACAACAAAGGGCGGCGGTTGCCTACTCTACTTATAGGGATGAGGAGATGGAGGAAATGGAGCTTGGTGGGGTGAGCATTTTGGAGGTGGGAGAGGCTAAAGGACACGACCTTTTCGTGGATAAAACAAGCCTAGAGACCGCCCTAAAAATTATGCAGAAAGCCAAGAATGGCGTGAAAATTAAGATGAATCACGGCTCTGGTTTGGAGGCAGTTTGCGGGTTCGCCAGAAACCCCCGCATTGAGGGAGACAAACTGGTTGCCGACCTTCGCCTTCTCCGCAACTCCCCCCACTACGGCCTAATCAAAGAGATGGCCTCCGAAGCCCCCGACCAGTTTGGGATTTCATTAGCTTTCGTGAATGAGTCCGAGACCATCAACGGCAAGGATTACATTCGACCCCAGAGCATCGCATCTGCTGATTTAGTTTCCTCCCCTGCGGCCACTAATGGCCTGTTTGAAGAAATGGTAAAGTTTATGGAAAAACTGGGATATGTAAGCGGAGGAAAGACAATCCCAGCCGTAGTTAAACAAGCCGTGGAGGAATCTCCACTTGACAAAAAGGACAAAACAAATATGGAAAACAATTATTCGAAAGATATCGAGGACATCAAAGTTCGCTTGGCGACT